TATCTGGGGGAGATAGGACACCATAATACTGATTAGGTGCACGAAATACTGAGCTTGGAATTGTACGAATACCTGTATTAGAAGTATTGTATTCGTAGTCACTGTATTTTTCTAAGTATTCTTCGTAAGAAATAACTCTTAATTTTTCAGTCTCGTTACCAAGAGTATCATCTCTTTTAATTCTAAAGCTACCCATATCTATAGACTTGGCATTAGCTTGAAAGGCATAACGAACTGTTCCAGGAGTTAATGTATCTTCTTGAGTATTGTGGTTAAAAGGCCACTTAAACTCACTTTGGTTTATATACCTAATAGAAGAATTAACGGAATCTTTAATTTGAGAGTAAAAACCTGTGGCAGATGAGAAGTTAGAGCTAGTTAGCTCAACCTCGTTTAAACGTCTGTTTACATCATTTACCAGACCTAAAAAATCATATGCCATTTTGTTTCCTTTAGATAGCCTAAAGGGGCCACTCGAAAGCAGCCCCTAAGGTTAGTTTACTTATGCAAGCAGATCACGATCTACTTCTGCAGCAGCACCTGTAGCACCCATTGGGGCATATACTACAAAGAACTTAAACGAACCTGCTGAAGGAGCATTTGAACCTGCAAGTAATGCAGTAATGGTCGTGTCAGCAGTTGTGACATTGGTGATACCGTTTACTGTGGTAGTAGTAGCACCAAGTGTCTTAGCGCCATTAATATCAGCAGTACCAAGCATGTCAACGTCACCGCCTGTTACACCGTAGCTTACTGCATTAGCACCACCGATAGTGGCTGCAGCAGTACACTCAGAACCAGCAGCAAGAACCACACAGTTGTCTGGAACTACACCGATTTCATGAGTTGAGCTAGTTGTAAGATCACCGTGAGCAATCACGGCAGTCTCAATACGAACTGGAGATTGTAAAGCCATTGTTTATTTCCCCTTTACGCCAAGTTATACTTTGCAGTAACAAGAGCTTCTGGACGAAGGATCTTGCGACCGTAAAGATGCATACCACGAACGATGTCAGCGAAGCTGTCAGGATCACGGTAAGTTTCGGTTTTGTTGATTTGCTCCGCAGTTGCGACAGCAGAATCATGACCAGCAACAATGGCACCATAGTTAGTGTTTTGGTTTGCACTACCTGTAGTAGCTGAACCTGTACCAACTGAAGGTAAGTTGCTTGAAGTATATACACGGAAACCGTGGAAGTTATTCAAGACCAATCCATTGCGTAGTCCACCAGCTTCACCGAAGTCTGCATTGAAGAGGCGTGAATCCTCGTCACGAAGTACTTCCATAAATACTGGATCAACTACCAGCCAACGACCTTGCTTATCAACTTGTTGTTGATCTAGCAAACGAGCCATACGAGCTACAACCATTGCTGGTGAAGCGTATGCTGTTGGCAGAGCTGTGGCACCTGGCAAACGTGCTGCTACTGGAATCGAATGATCACCTGCAGAAGCTGTTGTAATGTTACCAAAGTCACCTTTTTTCAGTTTCATGCTTGAAAGCAATTCATCTGAACCAGCAGTAGTTACTGCTTTTGTACCGTTTACTTGATCGTTTACGGCATCGGCTGAACTATGCAAAGCTGACTGTTTGTAGCCAGCAAGATAGCCAAGAACTTCTTGGTCATGCTGGTCAGCCAAACGATAAGCTGCACGGTTGGTTGCCATATCCATGAAATTGACGTGGCTATGAGCCTCTTCGATATCATCAATTTTGAAGGCAAAGTAATTAGCTTTGTCTACAACCAATGAGAAATCTTCATCGTCAAGATCTTGGGCTGAGATGTTAGTACCACGAGCATAGCTGCTTACGGAAATCTCAGGTTCTTTGATAATTTTAACGGTATCGCCTTGTGCGGCAATCTCGCCAAAATAATCTGAGTTGGTGATGTCACCGCATACAGTTGCTTTACGGAAAGCAAGCTGTACTTTTTTGGAGTAAATTACGGAACTAAAATTACCGTTAGGTAAGTTACCGTATCCTCCTGCTGTTGTAAAAGCCATGATAAAATCCTCCTAATATTTGGCTTCGAATCACAAAGCTAAACACTCGTAAGAGGCTGTTAATTTTCTAGGGTGCGTAAGACTAACAGTCGGCCAACCATTAGATATACGGGCCTATACTTAAACAGGTCGTTCTTTTCAGTTTAGACTTTTGGAAATAGGGTATACTTAGAGGTAGTCCTAACGGAGGCTCTAATGTTATGTCCCTAGTTATATGACATTAATAGTGTTTGTCAATAGTTATTATCGGGCTGAACCCGAAATATCGTAGATAAACTTACCAGAACGCATTGCTTTAGTTATAGCTTCCTCGTTCTTTTCAAACTCTTTTGCTGACATTCTTGAAACATCTGACTCACGAATTGTATTAGATGAGTCGTCTGCATCAATTTGTGTTTTAGAGCCTTTACCTACATTGGACGCTGCAGCCTTTCGTTTTGCTGCATAGTCACTCTTAGTCATGTTATTATCTATTTTATATAAATCAATAACACGAATAACTGATTCAGGATCATCCATGTTTTCATAAAGAGCATCTTTAACCCATTTAGGTTGCCTGTCTGCCCAATCATGGAAGTCATCTGAATCTCGTAATTTATCAAAGTCAGAGTGTGCTTCACGTATAGAATTTTCTGCTTTATTACGAGCCATTTCTTCTGCTTGTTCATCCATCTTTTGAAGACGTTGTTCAGCATTAGAAAACATTTCTTTAGCTTTTTTAGCTGCAATAGTTTCTACTATGCCAGCCACATCAGGGTATTTTCTAGACCAAGCTTCTATATCTTCATCTGACTTAGGTGGTACCACATTAGACTTAGTAAGTCGTTTTTCTAAAGAGTCTAGTTTCTCCTGCCACTCTTTTTCTTTATCAGACATATGACGTCTTAGATCACCATATCGTTTTTTAAAAGACTTTTCTTCTGCAGATAACGTTTCTTCTTTAACTTCTGTATCGGCCTCTTTTTCTTGGGAAGCTTCTTCTTTTGGTTGTTCTTCTGTATCACCTTTTTGGGCAGCTTCAAGCTTTTGAATCTCCTCTTCCTCTTGATCCATTCGTTGGCGTCTACGTTCGTAATTAGAACCTCGTTCTACAAACCCTGCAACTTTTGGTTTTTCTACTGTTTCTAGTTCAGGCATATCATTTCTCCTTATGTTGGGGCCAGCCGTAGCTGGGTAGCCTTATTATTGTTGTTGAATCGCCTAGTTAGCTTAACGTGCGCCTAGACCACCACGAGAAGTTCGTTGTTCTTCAGAGTCTGCTTTAAAAAGTTCTTTTCCTAGAATATCCATTAAGATTAAACCTGCTTCTGTTTTACCTAGATCTGCTATAAGAGATTGTTTATCTTCAGGTAGAGTCATTAGTCTGTTTTTTACAAGTTTTTTATATTCTCTAAATTGCATATCTTTTTCCTTTACCAGTTTTTAGGGTTCCAGGGTGAATCAGCCCAGCCACCGCCAGTAGTAGGAGTAGTAGTAACAGTAATACCACTTTCACCGCCACTAGTATTACCTTCACCTGCACGGGCACTGTCACGTTCAGATACAAGGTCATTTAATTCAGAGGTCCATTCACCGCCTGAAGCTGACAAAGCATCATTAATATCTTTTTGAATATCAGACTCGCTGCGTCCTGAGGATGCAATATTAGTATCTTTACTGCCAGCTGTTGTAGTAGATTTATTTTTTTCTGTTATTTCAAAATCAGAACTTATACCTTCATATCCCATATCTGTAGGTCTGGCCTTAGGTCTAACTATATTGCTACCTGCAGTAACTTCAAAGACATTAACTCCACTATCAGTAGTACCTGCAAAAGTAACACCTCTTGGATCTTTATCATCAGTAGTAGGTAAGGAAGCTACAGATACGCTAACAGTGCCACCATCTGCTGTAGGTATCTCTACTTCTTCAGCATTTTCATCTATTGCATAATAACCTTTAACATCCTTTTCCCCTGTAATTGGATCTACTACTACTACACCTTCATCTACCCACTTGTAACCTTTTCTAGCATTAGCTTTCAATACATTTACAAAATCGTCAGTTGTCGCAAACATATCAATTTTTAAACCTTCAGCATCTCCCTTTTCACCATAATCAAAAATAGTAGTATAAGAAGTCATAACTTTATCAGCAATGTTATCACCGTTTATTCCACCAACTTTATCCATAGCTTTTAAAAGAAACCCACCGTCTTTAACCATTTGGTTTGCACGAGAATTTAAAGTTTTAGCTTGATCTGTGTAACCACGCATTTCTGCAATCTGTGCAGCAGCACGTAAGTTAGCAACATCGTTAGCTTTAGTTACTTGACTTGCTGCTCCAGCAATCATTGCTACTGGTGCAAGTGCAGGTACAGCTAAGGCAGCAATACCACCATAGCGTAACATCTCTGCAGTTTCACCAAAGTCTTCACCATAATTACCAAGTTCTTCAGGAGTCATACCAAAAAAGTCTTGGTTTACTCCAAAGAAACTATCACTTTGATCTAAATCTTCTGGAGCAGTAACTTTTTGTACAGTAACTTCAGGTGTATCTGGACCATCATCATCATCATCATCACCTACAGTACCGTCAGCATTTTGAGTTACTTGCTGTTCTCCCTGAGCTGCTTCTGTTGCTTCAGGACTACCTTGTAGAAAAAACCCTTCAGGGATTGTTACAAGTGGGCGTCCACCTAAAAATGGTATAAGTAGTATTGCACCTGTAGCATTAACATAAGTACGAACCTCAAGTCCACCACCAGACCTTGCTCCCCCATAACCTCTAAATAAATTAGGAGATCTAGAGAATGCTTCACTAGCACCTCTAGGAGTTTCTTCTGACATTGCTAAACCACCAGGAGCAAAACCTTTTACTTCACCACCATTACGCATACGTATAGCTTCCATAGAAGTACCAATATAACCACCCTTAGACATACCAATACGAGGTTTAATAGTATTCATAGAAGCACCAGCTATCTGAGGTTTAGCTGGCGTAGCTTGTTGTGGTTGAGGTTGTTTTACTTGTAAGTCTTGATCTTTAAATGGAAGTTGAGTAGGGCCACCATCAGGTACAGGTTCTCCACCAATACGCCCATCTTTTTCCATTTGGTTTAATCCACCTTTAGCTTTATTTCGAAGATCTTCGAAATGTTTTACCCCATAGAAACGGACAACATCAGCTGGTACAACATACTCACCTTCAGATAACTGAGCAGGAATATCATCTCGTACTTCTTTAGCCATAGAACCATTAGGTACTTCATTACCTGACACTGGGTCTCGCTTCATGCCGTCGTCTTTTAGTCCACCTTGTTGCATAAAGGCCATTTCCATTTGTTCGTTCATTGCTACGCCCCCTTTGGCAAACTGTCTTGGTTGTTCTATTTTGTATTTATCAATTAACTCTGAAATGTCTAGGATTGTACCTTTATTGCCAGTCTCAACTAATTTTGTT